TTGGCATTGGAAATCACTCAATCCGTACAAGAGACAATTGAGCCGAAACAATCAGTAAATAACGATGAAGAGATTTTAAAAGCAATCAAACAATTTAATCAACTATTCAAAAAGTAAAAATGGAAAATTTAGAATTAATTAAAGAAATGGCTGAAAATGTGAAGGGATTCGCAGGCCAAATCGAAGATGTAAAATCATCTGTATCTGTCGTTAAAGACGAAATGCAAAAGCAAATTGATGCTGCTTTCGCACAAAAGAAAACTGCTGCATCTAAAGAAGTAAAATTCTTTAATGAGTTAGTAGAAGAAAAATTAGAAGGTAGAATGGATGAAATGGAAAACACTTTGAAAAAAGGTGGTAAGTTCCGTTTAGATATGCCAGAAGCAAAAACTATGACTATTTCTAGTAACTTAACTGGTAATCCAGTAACTACTTACTCTCAACGTCAAGCTATTCAACCAGCTCAGTTAGTAAACTTTCGTGATTTAGTACCAACAGTAAGAAGCGAAAGCGGACTTTATACTTTCTACAAAGAAAATGCTGATAATACTAATAACATTGCTAAGCAAACTGAAGGTTCATTAAAAGGTGCAAATGATTATAGCTTAACTGAAACTAAACTTGTAAATTCTTACATTGCTGGTTTCTCTCGTTTCTCTAAGCAAATGATGAAATCTTTACCTTTCTTGTCTCAAACTTTACCAAGAATGTTACAAAGAGATTTCTTTAAAGCAGAGAATGCTTCTTTCTTTACAACTGTAAGTGGTGCTGCAACTGGAACTACTACAATGGCTCAAACTGTTGACTTAAAGCAATTAGTTGAATTGATAGCTAACCAAAAAGCTGCTAACTTTAATCCTTCTTACATTTTAGTATCTCCTGCTCAACAAGCTAAAATCTTGATTGATACAATCAACGCAGGTTACTATGTAGGTTCAGGTAGTGTTCAAATTGGAACTGGTGGTGATATCACAATTTGGGGTGTACCTGTTATTTCTGCTACTTGGGTTACAAATGATAAAGCATTAGTAATTGATGCTGATTACATTGAGAGAGTAGAAGTAGAAGGAATTGCAATTGAATTCTCTTATGAGGATAGCGACAACTTCCAAAAGAACTTAGTAACTGCTCGTATTGAGTGTTACGAGGCAATCAACTTAATGTTGCCAAATTCAGCAATCTATGCTACTTTGAATGCTTAATTCATAGTTTTATATAGAAATAAAGACCCTCACTTTAAAGGTGGGGGTTTTTTATTATAATTAATGTAAATTTGTAAAAAAGAAAATATGTCGTTCTATAATTATTTAATTGACTATACTTTAGAATATAATGGCGAAGTAACAGAACCCGTAACACTTGCGGAAGCTAAGAACTATTGTCGTGTGTCAACTTCGGCTGACGATGCCCTTATCACAGATTTAATTACCCAAGCCAGAGAAGCAGTAGAAAAAGCAACTGGGTTGTGTATTATACCTAGAACGGTAACTGCTTGGTTCAATAACCCTAGTGGTCGCTTCCAATTACCTTATGGTCCCGTTCAGTACTTTTTAAGTATGCAAGATGCAAACGGCAATGAAATAGTTCCTCCAACATACAATTTGATAGGTAGTCAATTTCCTACCGTTATTTTTCCTACTTGGAACGGATTGAGGGCAACATATCAATCTGGGTACGATTGTGTCCCTAAAGACCTTAAAGTGGCTATTTTGGACCAAATAGACTTTGATTATGAGAATAGAGGTGCTGATGTAGAAAGATATGATCAAACTGGTGTTTGTCAAAAGGCTTGGAGGGCTTGTCAAAGATATACGAGAACCAGTCCAATATTATAATATGCAAATAGGACAAAAAAAGGGCAGAGATGTAAATTCATCTACAATGACAAGAAGAGTGGGTGTTTATGTGCCTACTAAAACTAGCGATGGGCAAGGTGGTTATTCTACTTCTTATGCCTTGCAAGAAACTGTATGGGGAGATTTTAGACCAGCTAAAAGCACAAGAACTTTATTAGAACAAGAATTGACCTTTTATCAAGATGCAAGGGTATTTATAAGATACGGAATAACAATTGCTGATTATTACAGATTAGATATAGATGGAAATACTTATACTATTCAGTCTATAAACGATGTTGATAATGCACATAGATTCTTAGAAATAATATTAAACGGATAATGGGAATTAGTGTATCCATAACGGGAGTAGAAGGCATTCAAAAAGCCTTAGCTAATTACGATAAATTTCTTACTAAAGAATTATCAAATGAGATTAATGCTTCCGCATTAAAGATACAATCCGATGCAAAGAAATTGGCTCCAGTTGATATGGGTTTTTTAAGAAATTCTATTGTACTTGAAGGACAAACTGGTGGTTTAACTTTTGATGTAGCTGCTAAAATGCGTTATGCACCTTATGTTGAATTTGGTACTGGAGGCAAGGTTTCTATTCCAGTAGGATATGATGAATATGCTGCTCAATTCAAAGGCAATAGAAAAGTACTTGGAATGAGGGCGCAACCATATTTAATACCTAGTTTTGAGATGGAAGTACCTAAATTATTTACTAGACTAAAAAACTTAATAAATGCTAAACCCTAATATAGAGATAAAGAAATGGTTTTATAACAAATTAGTAGCAGTTACTAGCTTGGGTGTATATGATGGAATTGCACCAGATAATAGCGGCAACGAATATATTATTATGGATGGAAGAATGTCTACTCAAGAACAAGGCAAGATAGGTTATACAAATGGTATTTCTATTGTAGTTGACATTGTCACAAAAAATGCTAACTTTGGCTATAAACGTTCGGAAGAAATAAGCAATTTGGTTCTAGCTAATATAAATTCGGATACAAAAATAACTTTAAGTAATGGATTTACTTCATCTGCTTTAAGTGTTCAAAGTATAAGAAATTTAGATGCGTTAAACCCTACTGACAACGTCTTTAGAACAATTATAACATATAATATAATAATAACTCAAAATTAAATAAAATGGCAGAAACAAAAGTAAGCGGTAGGGATTATATCCTATTAGCTGATATAGACGGAGACGGAACATTCAAACCAGTCGCTTGTCTTACAACTAACGCATTCAAGTCAACTAATGACACTATTGATGCAACTTCTAAATGTGGTAACTCGTATGTACCAAGTCCTATTTTCAAGCAATCATTTGATGCTGAAGGATTTGCTATTGACGAAACTGGTGTTGCTAGTAAGGATTCTTACAAAGCATTATACACGGCACACGCAGCAAAAACTCAATTTAATATGAAGATGGGTAAGGTTACTCCAACAACTGGAGATGTAACTTATACTGGTTCTGTTTTTATTAGTGATTTTGGTGTAAAAGCTGACGACAAAGATGACGTTAAGTTTACTGCAACATTTACCGCAGTTACTCCGCCATTAACACAAACAGTAACCGCATAAACAACAATAACCTATGTTTGAACTAAGACTGAACAACAACACAACAATTCCTCTTAAATGGGGTACTTGGGCAATGAAACGTTTTTGTGAATTAGAGAATAAAACTCTAGTAGAACTAATAACGGTTTTATCAAGTGGAAACTATGACTTAAACACTATTGTTAATATTATAAGTTCTGCTGCCGAAAGTGGGTATAAGAGCCTCCAAAAGCCTATTGATTTTGACGAATATAAGGTTTGCGAATGGATAGATGAAGTAGGTGGGTTATCTGCTAAAGAAGGACAATTGATTGCATTTATGAAGTATATGCAAGATTCAATGACCCCAGATTTGCAAGAAACCAAAAAAAAAATAGGTTTTTATAGCTGGGATTCAATAATTATTCTCGCACTAGAGGTTGGCTTGACAATTAACGATTTTTGGCAACTTACTTGGCGGGAATTTTTATTATATAGAATGGCTTTTGAAAATAGGGAGATTAAAGAGTGGGAAAGAACAAGAACTTTAGCTTATATGATTTATAGGTCGAATACAACCGATACTACTCCTAAAAGCTTAAAAACGTTCTTCCCATTACCAACAGATGAAGTTGAGGAAGAATCTCCTAAATTAACGGAAGAGGAATTTAAAAGAACATTAAAGTTGTATGGAGTAAATTAAAATAATGGCAAACGAAACTCTTAAAATTACGATAACGGCAGACAATAAAGAAGCCGTTAATAATATACAACAAACAATTACTGCTACTAATAATTTAGGTAATGCTTTTCGTAGTATTCCTAATTCTGGTAATCAAGCGGCACTTGCTTTAAATAACTTATCTAGGATTGCGCAAGATGCTCCTTATGGATTTATAGGTATATCGAATAACATCAATCCGATGTTAGAATCATTCCAACGATTAAAGGAAACTACTGGAAGTACAACTGGTGCCTTACAATCAATGGTTTCTAGTTTAGCTGGTCCAGCTGGGGTAGGCTTGGCGGTAGGTGCTTTAACTTCTATTATTGTTGCATTTGGTCCAAAAATTAGTCAATATATTGGGCAAGTTTCCGAAGCTGATATGGCTCAAAGAAAAATGAGTGATACCATTGCAAAAGCAACTGGTTCAGCCGAAGCAGAAGCAGATAAATTAACTATTTTAAGTGAAATAGTAAATAATACAACAGTAAGTACTAAAGAAAGAGAAAGGGCATTAGCACAATTACAAAATACATATAAAGGTAATATTGAACTACAAAAGTTAGATATTAACGATGGTACAAGATTAAAAACAGTTCTTAATGATATTACAGAGGCTTTAAAACGTAAAGCATTAGCACAAGCATTTGCAACATTGATAGCGGAAGAGGAAGCAAAAAAAGCAAGATTAGAATTAGATAGTTTATCAGAAATGCGAGATAAAGTTGGCGCTGCTGCTGCTGCGTGGACATTTATAAAAGCTGCCATAGGTAATGCTAATGGTGCAATGGCATCTCTTCAATATAATACAGAAATAATTAATAAAGCATTAGGACAACATCAAGATGAAATAAATGGAGTTGATAAAAATATTAGTGTTTTAAATTCTAAATATGCTCAAGTAATTGGAGACCAAATAAAATTTGCTGATGCTACTAAATTATCAACTACTGCATTAAAAGCACAAAGTGAAGAAACAAATAATTTTTGGCACGAATTAGAAAATGAAATAAGAGCCGAAAAAGAAATAGCACGACCTACAAGAGCGCAAAATAGAAAGGCAGTTATAATGCCTTATGAACTTAATAGAGAAAAGACAGATAAGTTAAGCAAAGATGTTCCAGCTTGGTACACAGATACACAAAACGATATAGCAGCTAAAGCGGCAAAGGACCAAGAAACATTAAACACACAATTAAAATTGTCTGCGGAATTAACTAGCGTTGTTGCAAGTGGTTTTAACAACGTATTTGAGACCTTTGTTAATGGCGGGGATATAGGTAAAGCATTAGAAGAATCGTTTAAAAGAATTGCTATACAATTAGTAGAAATGGTTGCACAAGCTTTAATATTTAAGGCTATTCTAACTGCATTGGGTGTTGGTGCTACTCCATTAGGTGCCGCTGCTTTAGATACTGGAATTGGATTTGGTGGTGGTAATTTATTAGGTCAGTTTTTATTA